ACTGTCTTAGATGACGGAGCAATCTGTCTGCACGAGCATTGTTCTCGGCAATGGTTTTATTGCTGTAATAATTTCCTACATCATAACAATCTCGGTCTAATTGACCGTTATGTTTCATATTCGTTATTTCATCATCTACTTCAACAAGATAATATGTTTCTTCAACTTCAACCCTCTCATATCCTGTTCGGCTTCGTTCCTCAACCAAACCTAATATTTTAGCCTGTTCTTCCGTCATTTCAACCTGAACGGTTTTACCGTTCGCTTTTAATTCTACTTTCATTACTTTTCCTCCGTTTATTTTTCTTGAAATTCCTTTAATCCGTCCTCTAAATATTTAATCCCATCTTTCCAATGCTCAATTAGCATTTCTTCGATTTGTTGCTTTGCGTCATCTATACTCTCCGTAATCCACTCTCTCACTGCTCTTTCTTTTCGTTCATGTGGACAACTATTTGCACAACCCCCTTTGAAATGTTCACAATCTTCATCACAATCTGGCACATATTCCAAAAAATCAAATTTACGCCATACCAATAATTTAACTAACTCGTCATCCGTCATTTGCCTTATATAGTCAGCTCTTGTCATGCCTTTCCTCCTTACTCCGTTGCGATAAAAAGTATACTCTCTTTTGGAATTATCGCCAGTGTTACATCATTTTCGTTTGTATGTTCTTGAAAAACCGCAAAAACATCCATGAATTTCACATGATTACATCGACAATCAAAATCCATGCACCTATCATTTACATTCAAAACGGCATAAAAATTTTCATTTTTATTTTTCGTCTTTAGTCCTTCGTATTCTTTGATGTTTTGTCTTTTTTGAGCGTTCCCAATTTTGTCGTATTGTTTAAGCAAAAGTGCCGAAACTTCATTTGTTACACCCGAATACCCCTCATAGTCTATTATTCCTAAATCATAGGCTAAATGTAATGCTCCATAAATCTCGCCTTCATGAAAATTAAGATTATTTATATCCATTGCGTTTTTCAACTTTTTTTCAAAAAAAATGATACGTTTTTTTAATATGCTTTTTCTCTTAATCCACTTTATCAAATTCATTGTTATTCCTCACTTTCAAGCAACTCACGTACTTGTTCCACCAGTATGTCTACTATTTCTTGTATACGATGTCTATCTGACTCCATAGCAGTCTTTAGCTGTGCAATCTTCATATCGTGGTAATCTTCAACAGGTACGTTTGTTGGGTCTATATCCTCCAATTCTTCTCTTATTTGTAACAGCGTGCCTACAATATCATCTCTGCAATCCTCATAGCCATCCACATATGCTCTGCCCTCTTCGGGAATGGTTGGTATATATGCTTTGTCCATTCTGCAATGACGGCATATATTTATTAAATCATCTATATCTTTACTTGTCATTATCCTGTCCTCGCTATCCGGTAACTCAATACCGTATTCTTTCAGTTTATCTACAACCTCCTGTGCAGAACGTTTGCCCAAATTGCGGACATTCTTTAACTGTTCTCCTCCAACAATTTCATAAATAACGTCATCACGATAATTACCATATTTATCTTTTATCGCATCTTTTAAAATATGCTTTTTGCCATTATGTTTTTTGCAAAATCTGTCATAGCTCCGTTCAACCGGATTTCCACAAATCATTCTCCATTCAACTCTGTGGTACAGCTCGACAAGTTCTTCCATTTTATCAAACACGTCCTTGCCAACAACAAAATTTCCTTTATCGAAAGACATAAGCCCAAAATTGTACACCTTTGAACAGTAGTAATCTACTCTGTATGATAAATAACCGATTAATTTATTATTATGTATAATCGCATAATCAAATTGACCGTCAGCAGGATTATCTAATATCTCCGGCGACCATTGATAAAGACTTCCCGTTTCCAAAAACATATCTTCCGTGTAAAATTTTCTTTGAAACTCTTTTGAAATTTGCTCCTTATATAGGATTGCAGGAACTAACATAATTACTTCACCCCTTGATTTTCAACTATTATTCCTCTTTATTCTGCTACTTCTGTGTCCTTATTTTCTTTTCTTAAAAAATTATTACATTCTCTAACCGCTTCCATATATGAACCTACTCCGTTGCGATAAAAAGTATATTTTCTTTCGGAATTATCGCCAGTGTCACATCATTTTCGTTTGTATGTTCTTGAAAAACCACAAAACCATCCATGAATTTCACACGATTACATCGACAATCAAAATCCATGCACCTATCATTTACATTCAAAACGGCATAAAAATTTTTATTTTGGCAATGTGATATATCACATATATTTTCAACTTTTAAATTCATTTTAAATAAACTCCCTTCCGTATTGTTTCAACGATGAATAAACTGTGCCGTGAGATATTCCTAATGCCTCGGCAATTTTTTTTTGCGTAAATTTTTTATTTAACAAGTTTACTATCTGATTATGATACTCAAACGCTTTACTTTTTCTGCGTAGTACTGCTGCCGTCCATTGTGGTTGTACACCATTTTTAATTGATTTCGTAACATTTCGCCATGCAGCACCTATACATACACCGGAACATAACTGAATATCGAACGGTTTTCCTGTGTTTTCGTCAATGTGTTCGTCCATCAAACGACCACACATACTACAATATCGTTTTCGCATTTTACTGTCCCCTTTCACACTATCACCGGCAACAACAATAATTCTGTATCACCGTCTTTTATTATCAATGCGTCTTTCTGTGATTTCAATTCCAAAACAACATTGTCGGACCGTATTGTTTTTATCATATCCATTAAAAAATCAGCATTGAAACCGATTTTAATATTGCCGGCTATATCGGCATCTATTTCATCTTTTAGCTGGCAGCGAAGATTTCTGCCATTGCATTTCAAAACATCATCTTTCAATTCCAACGTTACCGGAACTTTTGTTTTGCCCTGTTCCGAAACGAATTTACCGCGTTCAATCATCTGCATAAACTCTGCACGTTTTACCGTTGCAGTTATATCCGATTCACGATTCATCATATTGTCATATTTGACATAACCATTTTCATTAAATGTACTGGCGACAACTATAAATTCACTGTAATCTAACAACAACCGCATATTTGTATTATCAACAACAATACGCAACAGCGGATTTTCACTTTCAATACGACACAGTTCCTTTGCCGCAGGAAGCGTTATTACAAACGACATATTTCCATATGTGCCAACAGGTGTAGTTATATGTGCCATTCGTTTACCGTCAGTTGAAACATTGTGCAATATTTCGTTTTTCATGTCAAATAACACACCGTTATACTGCGGTCTGTATCCGACTGTCGGTGCTGCAAACGGCACAGTTTTAGTTAAAATTTCTCTAAACCGTTCCTGTTCTAACATCAACTCATCATTGCATTCCGGCATTGATATTTTCGGATAATTTTCCGCAACTATTCCTTGCCATTTCTGCTTGTATGTTCCGATTTTCATTTCAATGACATTGTCTTTGTCGGTTGATATTATAACCTCCTTGTTTTCACCTTTGGAAATGTTCATCAAATACTTTGGGTTACATACAACCGACCCTTTCTGCTCAACGTCTGCACGAACATAATATTTGATTTTTATGTCATTTGAATATGCTGTCAATTCCACCATATTCGGTGCATTGGCATCTATCAGAATACCGCCCAACATCTTCATTGTTTCTGCATTGACAGCATGATTTATAACTTTGATTGCCCTAATGATGTTATATTTGAATGTTCTGAACTTCATTTTTGCTACTCCTTTCTTCGCAATAAATTTTGATTCGATTTTTTTATCTTTTATTCTATGGCTAATATTCAAATAAAAATAGTGATTATATTTTCGTAGAAACGGCTTAAAATCTGATGTCCTAAGCCGTTTTTTTGATTATAAAATCAATTATGTTTTTTTTCGATTTTATAACCATTAAAATCTGGTTATTTTTCTGAAATTTCATCAGCTTTCACTTTGTCATTTTTCCTCTTTTTCAGCTTCGCCAGTTTTTGCGTTTTCTTTATCATTTTCGTCCGGTTTGTCCCACACTGCCGCCGAATTTTTACTACGATTAAATGGGTCTTTTTTCACATTCCAATTTGAAAATTTCATGTATTCCGGTTGGAATTTTAAAAACATTGTTCCTGTTTGCGAAAACCTTGATTTCGGTAACAATATCTCAACTTTGCCTGTTGGTGGTTGTGATTTGTCTTTTCTATATGCGTCTTCGTTATGGATGAACATTACACTGTCGGCATCCTGTTCAATAGCTCCGCTGTCACGAAGATCGGCAAGTGTCGGTCTTTTGTCCGACCGTTGCTCATTTGCTCTATTCAGCTGCGAAAGAGCAATTATCGGACAACCTAATTCTTTCGTTAAGATTTTCAGCTCTCGGCTAACATCACCGACTGCTTGTGCCTTTGTGCAGTTTTTATTGTTTGGCATTTCAATTAATTGCAAATAGTCAACAATCACCGCCCCCAAAGAGCCATATTGTTTTTTTAACCTACGGCAAACCGAACGAATTTTTCGCACTGTCATCTTGGGTTCATCACAGATTAACAATTTTTTTGTTTTTTCTGATTGGTTCATGAAACTGGCGAGTTTTGTCCAATCATCATCTTCCAATTCCCCATATCGCAAAGCAGAATATTTAATGCGTGTCATTGATGATACCAATCGGAGCATTAACTGTTGTGCACCCATTTCCAACGAAAAAAATACTACCGGTTTTAATTCGTTGTAAACTATATGTTCAGCAACATTTAACGCAAATGCGGTTTTTCCCATACCCGGTCTGGCACCTAAAACAGCCAATCCGTCTATACCGCCCATTTTCAAATCTATGTTATCAAATCCTGTTGCCTGTCCCGGAATACTACCTTTGTTTTCACTTGCTTTTGCAATGGTGTCATACGTCTGCATTATCAAATCGTCTGCGGTATTGACATTGATAGAATCACTCTCCGTTGCCAGCATATATTCCACTTTGTCGGATATTTTTTCTATTGGCAATGTTGTATTGCCTGCCATAGTCAATATTTTATTTGACATATCTATGTACCAACGACGTTTCGCATATTCTTTTACGATTTTACCATAGTAAATTAAATTATGTTTCGTTGGGTTGTTGCTGATCGCACCCTTCAGAAATTCAATTCCCTTGTATTCTTTGGCGGTTTTTAATGTACTATCTACCGTCACTATGTCGATTTTGTCGTTTTTGTCGTTTAGGTACAAAATGCATTTGTACACCAATTTGCAATCACTGAAATAAAAATCATTGGGTGTTAGGTTGACTTCGGTGGTTAATTCATCCACATTGCCACCAATGATTAATGCACCAACGACTGCCTGCTCCGCCTCATAGTTGGCAGGAATTTGTTGTTGTTCATACATCGTTATCCCTCCTTCGGAGTCGTGCGGCATACTCAGGGTCTTCCGCTTCGATTGTGGCGATGTAACTATCATCAGTTTCCTCAGTCGAAACCGGCTGTGCCGGTGTGTTTAAGTAATCGACAAACGCTTGTTCTCTACCGACAAAGTTTGTTGAGTATTTTATATAGCGTTTGTCTGTGTTGTTTTTTTCTATGTCTGCGAGGTAATTATCCAGTGCTGACATCAGTTGTTCGGCTGAATATTTGTTTCTGGTGCTGATGTAGTTTCTCATGGTCTGTTGCTCATTTCGTTGGTTAGGATATTTTGAATA